TAAATTCTGTAGGTTGATGTTTATATCTTTAATTACGTATTGTTCAGGTAGTTTACCTTCACTTTCGTTTACAATAACTTTAATAACTTTAACCATATCAACCCAATATAGTTTAAAGTTTTCTGGGTCACGAACAAAGACCTGATCTCCGTATTTAACAACGTTACGGAAAATCTTAAAGATACGCACATCAAATTCATTAAGTTTACTCCATTGTTGTAACTGTTGTTTTAACAATTCAACTTCATGATTTGTTGGATCATCTTTAAAATTAATGTTAAATGGAGTGTTGTTATGTTGATTTTTCTGTGTACTAAATTCAGCAAGAATATCTAAACATGCGTTAATTTCTGCGTCAACGTCCATCATTTCATATTGGTTATAACGTTCAATACGATTAGGATGTCCTGTATAGACTTCAGGAAGTCGTGACATATAATTTTTATAACCAAAGTCAGTGTTATTCCAACCGCCAGTGCTTGAACCATTTTGTCCTGGACTACTATTCCATGCGCCAGTATTGCTATTAATACCCGAAATTGGGCTACTGGTACCTGCTTTGTTTAAAAATTTGCGTTTATGTGCCATACGTTAAGTATTTAGTAAATTATATAGAATGTCTTAACAATTTGTCTTGTAAAGAATTGCTTGATTCTAATCTTGCTATCACAGTGTCTAATTTTGCTGAAAAGGTATTATTAAGTGTTTTGTTTTGATTTGCTAATTCTTGCATTGCTCTAGTCAATTCGCTGTTATTAAACACTGGTTGTATGATATTTTCCATATCTTGTTTTGTTAATTTTTCTGTCTTATCACCCGTAAGTTCAACTGGTATGCTACGACCGTTTGGCAATGGAACAACTGCTTCTGGGCCTGCTTCGCCAGCAATGCTTATGCCATCAGTAATGCCACCCATACCCAGTACTTTACCTGGGGTTTGACCACCTTCCCATTTTTCTTGAACTTGAGCAAACTTACTAAATTGATCTTTATTCAAATCTCCTAATTTAGTTGTGATTTTTGCTCCAGTTTCCTTTTGTATATCTCTTATTATATTTGCCAACTCAGGGTGGCTTCCTCCTGTTACCCCTTCAGTGTAATATGATACAGCATCAGCAATGTTAAGATTTCCATACTTTTCTTTAAGCAAAGCTTCATGTGCTTTTCTACCTGTTTCCACATCGGGAAATACAGCAATTTTTATAATTTTACCAGAAGGATCTTGTACTCTTAGTGATTGATTAGGCAACGCACCGAGTTTTTCTGCAGTTGCGCCGGCAGTAATATCGCCTGGATTATTTGCTCTCCAAGCAATTCCACCGCCTGATCGTGTTTTTCCGCCAATCTTAGCAACATCACCTAAATCTTTATTCTTTCCGCCGCCACTTACGCCACCGCCAGCACCGCCAGTTGGCATGGCTGTATCAACCGCAGTTTTGATGTACCAATCATTTACAATGTCATAGATGTCTGCTAATTCATGTGCTGTAGTTTCAGTATTTTTTTGTATTTGAACAAGTGAGGTTAGCATATTAGCTGAGTCTAATCCAACTTGTGATCTTCGTTCAGTTGATGTATCTGTTGTTACTGAAGCATTTGGCAATGTAGCAGTTGTAATACTTGGCAAGTTTGATGTGCCTCTTGCTGCTGATTCACCTACACTTGCTGTATCGCTTAATTCTAAACTAGTATATTGATTTTTCTGTAAAGTACTGAGATCCTTACTTCCTGCTGCTATAGTTGCTTGCGCAGCATCAGCTGGCCACCATCTGCCTTGTTTATATATGTAGGCTTTTCCTTTATAGAAAACAGTTTGGTTATATTTTGGATTTTTAATTTTTTGAGCAATTATTGCTTCTGGTGTGTTAGATGATGCCGCATTGGCTTTTTGATCTCTTTGATCAGCAGCACGGCGATTTTGTTTTATATCTTTTCCCAAATCTTTAGCGCCTTCAGCTAATGCTTGACCTCCATAATAAAGCGAAGCAGTTCCCAGTGCTGCCGCTACAGGGGTAGCAAGACCAAAACTTGCGCCTTCTACAACGCCTGCTGCAATTGCTAAACTTCCTGAAATTGCGGCATCTTCTAAAAATTCCTTATGTTTATGAAACCAAACACCCCAAGATTCATCACTTGTATCTTTGATTTCTTTTAGTTGTTTTTCATTTTGCTTTGTATTTTCTTCTAATTTTGTTTTTTGTTCATTAACTTGTCTTTGTTGTTGATTCAATCTAGGTAAAGGAATGTTAGGGACAACACCTCCAGGCATAGATCCACCGATTGGTTTTAAACCGATCATGTTTAAAGCAGTTCCTGTGACGTCTGATCCTAAATTTTGTCCCATTCCCATCGATGGCATGCCGGGTATATTACCCGTTGATTGCCCAGTATTATCATCATCGTCATCGTCCTTAAAGCCCTCATATAAGCCATAACCAACTGCTAAAGCTCCAGCAGCCATTCCTGCTTTTCCTAATGCTCCTTTTGCTCCTCCTAGTAAACCTTCTGCGCCTTTTCCAAATAAACCAGATAGTCCTTTTCCTCCAGTCAAAGCATTTACTGCTTCTAAGCTTCTAATCGCAGTTAATACACCAAGTGATAATTCAGCAACATATAGTAATCCACCCATTGTTTGTGATATGTTCGCTAAATGTATTAATTGGTTGGCCATTGCCAATTTGTTATCATCAAAGTAAACACCTAAATCACGCATTTGGTCTTTATATGCGTTAAGAGAATCTATAGCAATATCTGTTTTTTCTTGTTCTGTTTCTGTTCCTGGTTTAGGTTTTCTTTGTTCTAAGAAATTTTCTATGCCGCCTGCGTTTTTAATTTGACGACCAAGTTCTAAGGATCCAGCGTCTATACCAAGTGCTGTCAATGTTTTATCTTCTAAGAAGGTTCCGCCAGCACCTACAGGTCCTTCTGCTCTACGTTGACTTGCTTCACCTAACGTAGCTAATACTTTTTGTGGGTCACTGTTTCTAATAAGTTCTGTAAGATTAGGTACCAATCCTAATAGACCTGCTACAGCCTCAGGGTTGTTGCCATAATATTGACCTTGTGTGGCAAATCCTCTTTGAAGTGCGGCAAATCTTTCTGGACTTAAGTAATCTTTTGCTACTGTTAAGGTATTTGTTATACTTTCTAATCTTCTTTGTAAAGCATCAGCTTCTTGATCACGACCACTTCTTCTAAGTGTCTCAACTTGTGCATTTTGCTGAGTAAGATATAATTGATATTGTGTATTTGCTAATACTTGTTCACGACTTTTTTGTAAATCACTGACATTTTTACCAGTTATATTTGCTAATTCATATAACTGATCAATGTATTCGTTAGATGCTTTTCTAAGTGCTGTTGTTCTATCTTGTTGTTCACCTACAATACTGTAAATTGTTTGACCAGATTTTAAGAAATAATTAAGTGCCTGACCCTGCATAGCAAGATATTCATCTTGTTCAAGACCTAATTTTCTATAATGATCTATGTCTTTTTGAACGGCATCGCCATGATCACCAATTAATGAATTTAAATCACTAAAGGCTGCTACGCCTGTTCGAACAGTACCACCAAAACTAAGCAATCCAGGACCAATGTCTGTGATAGCTTTTGTAAATTTATCCATATTCGCAGCATTGTAACCTGCTGCGTTTGCCATTAACTTGAACTGACCAAGTGTTATTTCTGCGCCTTCACCAAATTTGCTTAATGATCCATAAGCTTTGTAAGTGTTGTCAATTTGTTTTAGGTAACTAGAATATAATTCACCAGCTGCTCCTGCTAAATTATTTGTGATTCTACCTATAGCTTCAGTTTGCGGTATAAGCTGATAGACACCAGTAATATATTGTTGTATTGCGCCGCCAAATTTACTTAAATCATATCCGGCACTATCTAACGCATTACCAAAAGATTTTAACGAGCCTACTAATGTATTAACGCCGTTAACAACCTGATTAAGCCCGTTGCTTAACTGAGCAGTTACTTTGGCTACATCTTGTTCTAGTTTTAATTTGCTTTCTGCTGTTAATTGTTCAGCTTTAAGTTGGTTAGTACTTTTTGAACTAACCTTACTAAGTTTGAGAAGTTCTTCGGCTAAAGTTTTGGCAGCTGCAGACGCTTCATTTTGCGTTTCAGTTAATTTTTCTGTTGATTCATTAAGATTTTCGCCAGCCATAATTTTCGCCTATAAATATACTTGTATTTAGTTATCCAAAAAATACACATATATAAGGAATTTTATGACCGATAACCCACTTAAACAATATTTTCGCAGACCAGCATTATATGTTAAACTGCCTAGTCAAGGTTTATACTATGATAAATCTGTACTGAACAACACAGAAACAGGCGATTTACCTGTTTATCCAATGACAGCTATTGATGAAATTACAGCACGAACTCCAGACGCATTGTTTAATGGAACTGCGGTAGTAGAAATCGTTAAGAGTTGTATACCAAATATGTTAGATCCATGGAAAATTAATAGCATGGACTTAGATGCTATACTTATAGCCATTAAAGCAGCAAGCACTGGGGAAAACTTTGAAATTGAAAGTGTTTGCCCAAAATGTGAAGAAAGTGGCAAATATAACGTAAACCTAACTGGATTGTTATTGAATTTAAAATCAGGAAATTATGACAAAGAATACAATGTCGGGGAATTGTATTTTAAATTTAGACCATTTACATTTAAAGAAATGACTGATATTAGTCTGTTCCAATTTGATGTTTCAACTTCTACAGCCTATGTAGAAAGTGATAGCGATGAAGTTAGACTTCAAAAAAATAAAACAGCATTGGAAAAAATAACAGAATTAACTATCAAAATATTAACTGATGCCATTGATTATATTAAAACACCAGTCGGTATTGTAAAAGAAAAGACTTTTATCAAAGAATTTTTATTGAATTGTGATAAAAATACATATAACGCAGTACGTGAGCAAAATGCTTCAATTCGTGAAGAAGGCGAACTAAAACCATTAGACGTTACCTGTGTTAATTGTCAGCATCCATACCAAACTAAATTCACACTGAACATTTCCGATTTTTTCGTTTAAGGCTTCTTAATTTAAAACCCGACGCTATTAAGAAGCTTTTTGATGGATATGAGAATGAAGTCAAGGACATTAAAAAGAACTGCCTAACCATGGCTTGGTATATGAGAGGTGGAGCTACATATACCGATATCTTGAATATGTCCAGTGATGAGAGAAATGCCTTAAATGAATTGATAGAAAGTAATTTGGAAACAACTAAGAAAACACAAATGCCTTTCTTTTAAAAGACAAACTTCGTTTGTCTAAGCCCTCACTTCGTTCGGTCTTATCTTTTACAGTAACTTAATCTATTATAAATTTAAAAACTTTACTTGGTATGCATACCACTTGCCGCTTAGAAGCCATGGTAGTGCTAAACAGCACTACCAAAAAAATAACTTGCCTGCCCGTCATCCTTTGATGTATATACCCCGACTAGCCAGCTATTGTTGCTGCTATTCGCCACCGGTTGCTCTGTAAAGTATTATGGGTCTGTAGTGAATCTGCTAGCTTTGGGCTAGTGTTCAGCAACGCACATTCTGTAACATCAATACATAGTAGTTACAGACTTGTTGGTGGTTCGCAATCTCAGTCGAGTGCCACCTCGGTGTTCCACGACATTTAAAAAAATGCCATGCTTACTCCAGAATCCGCAGGCGACTGGCTTCCCAGGCTTGCTCAAGGAGAATCGGGCAACCCCGATTAAACTAATTGTTGAGTTGAATTAAGAGGTAAAGTGTGAGAGTTTGATTTGGTGTCTGATGAGCCTGAGTATGCCGCAAATATTTCTTTATTAAACTTAAAAAAGTGATCAAATTCGATAATGATCCAATCTTTGTGTTTAGCACTAGTGTAATACAAGAAATGGTCTGTGACCCATGTATACTTAGTCTGAACTACAACAAAGCGCCCCTTACGATTAAATTTCATAAAAAGCACATTAAGATCATTATCTTCTGCTACGTCCATCATTTGATCTAGCCAACCGTCAAGAACTTTACATTCTCCAGATAAAACTAAATGAAATGGGAAATCAGCATAACTTTTACATTCAGCGTTTAGTTTAGGAAAACTTTGTCCTGGAACAATATCTCCCTTAAAACTACGAATTTGTCCTTCATGTAATATTTGTGTACGAGCTTTGTTTTTGCCACCCACATATGCGCCACTACCTGGGGCGCGTATAAATGATTCATTGTATAAGTCTGATAGAAATCTTGCGACTTCTCTTTCAAAACCTGAACCTTTTGCTTTTTGTGGACTTGGCATAGCTTTATATATTCCTACCACTCTGTACCATAATTTTTTGTAACAATATCTTTGTTACATTTAATATTACATTCAAAACTATCATTAACAAAATTTTTTTTATAAAAATCTAAATCTAATACACTTTGTAAAGTTACGTTGTGTAAGTTGTAGCTTTTGCTTAAGTCAACAAATTTATTATTGTGACCATATCTATTAGCTACCCAGCAACAGGGGAAAAACTCTCCCTTGCTGTTAATAAACAATCCTTTATTGCCAATATGACATAAAGGTTTAATATTTCCTATATTTTCTACACTATCATAGTGTGACAAGTTAGTAGTCATAAAACTTTCATTAGGTCGTCTTTCAGTGAAATATGTGTATTCTCTTTCAAATCTATGACTACTACTCATTAATTTTTTACTTGGTTGTAATGTATCATTTTTGCCATAGTGTTCATATATGGCACCAAATTTTGTACTTTTAGTTAATTGAAACATATCAAAACCATATGACTTTGCTAGTTGTTTCATGTGACGTAGTTTGTTTTCATTAAATTTAAATCCAATTGCGTCCCAAACTACATAACATTTATTACTTTCAATTAATATTTTAGCACCATTGATTGAACTATCAAAGTTACTATTAACTCTATATAAATTATTACTGGCATTATCCCAGCCATCTAAACTAAAATGAATTGTATCATATTCATTTAATATGTTGCTACATTCATTCCAAAAATCATTTGATTTATATCCGCCATTAGTCACTATAACAATGCTGATGTTCGGCTTAATATTTTTAAAATACTTTAACACACTTAAAAAATCATGTGCGTATATGGGGTCACCATCGTCACCACAGAATGTAAGTTTTTCTACATGATTTTTAATAAAACTTTCATCAAAGTTTTTTATAAAAAAATCAAGACCTAATTCTGTGTTGACTAAACTTTCAGGCACTTCACTTCGTGCGCATCTTGGACAACGCAATGTACATTTACTGCTTATCTCAATATGCCAATGCCAAAGCGCTAGACTCATAGTACCTCATGACTACTATTATAGGTTGTGAATCCATTTTCTTTAACAACCTTTAATACACTAGGCACACGACCTGCTAGTTCTTCTCTGTGACTGACTAACCAAATACTCTTACTGCGTCTACGACTCATTTCTTTTAAGATAGCCATGCTGTTTTCAACACCAAGTGTGTCTAATCCACTGTCAATAAGTTCGTCAATAAACAATGTATTGATTGGGAAGTATAAATTTTCCCATACATCACGGAAAGCAAAACTTAAACCTAGAATTAATCTGTTGCGTTCACCGCGACTTAAATTATCAAAGTCAAGTTCACGGCCCAATTCTGTAATTTCAACACTTAAATCATTTTGAAATACTACTTGATGTGGTAATCCAATTCTATCAAGATAGTGTGTGAGTCTTGCGTTTAAATAACTTAAGTTTTGATCAATGATCTTTTTACGAACAAAGCTATCTTTACTTACTAATAAGTCTAACAAGAACTTTTGATGATCCATTAATTTTGTATATTCATTTATCTTGTCAAAACTTACAACTTGAAGTGCTTGACTTTCCATTTCACTGATTTGTTCAATATATGGATCAGTTTCTTCACTTTTACTATCAATTTGTTTTAATATATTACTGATCTGACTGCTATGCATTACAGCCTCAGCTTCAGTGTCATAATGTGTTTTTGGTATAATACCTAACTCACCCAAATTGTTTAATTCAGACTGATGTTCAGTTATTTGAGACACAATAGATTCACATTGTGCTAGTGCCTCTTCTAATGCTTTTTCTTTATCGGACAAAACAGTATTATGATTTTCATCATGGAACTCTTGTCCACAAGCATAACATGTATGATTTTTTAAATCTTCAATTTCTTTAGAAAGTTTTTTAACAGTTTTGTTTTCTTTTGTTTGGTCACTTTCCAAACGAGTAATTAATTTATTTAAATCATTAATTTTCTTTTGTTTTTCATTGTAAAGAGTTAAATCTTTATGTGCTTGAAGTTCAACATCAATATCAATTTTTGTTAAATCATCATAAGCCAAAGCAAGTTTAGCCAAATCTTCAGCATGTTTCTTTTGCCATAACGCACTTCTGCGTTTGGTACTTTCGATTTGTTCTTTAACACGTTTGTTGGCTTCTTCAACACCTTGTATTCTAAATTCTTCTTGTTGAATACTATCTTTTACATCTTTAATTAAGTTTTTAAGCAAATCGGCTTTTTCACTTAATAATGTAATTCCCAATAATTGTTCAATAACATTACGCTGATCATTAGCACTCATTGCTAGAAATGGTTCACTATATGTATTAAGCGCAACAATGTGCTTAAACATATCAGGTGTCATACCAATTGCTTTTTCAATTTGCTCTTGTGTTTCTCTATTCTCACCCTGAGCATCATTGCTTTGTACTGTATCGTTAATATAAAATTTTAATATGTTTGGTTTACGACCACGTTCAATCTTATATTCAATACCATTACAACTAAACTCAAGTGTCACCATCATACCCTTACCATTGGTACGATTGATTAAATTATCTTTACGAATGTTATTGATTGGAGTTCCAAACAACACATAACTCAACCCTTGAATAAGAGTTGTCTTACCTGTACCGTTTCTTGCGCCATCACCACCTAAGTCTAAGTTTTCACCTAGAATAAGTGTTAGTTCTTTAGTATCAAAGTTTACTGCTTGTGTAACATTTCCTATTGAAAGGAAATTTCTTAATGTAATATTTTTTAGTATAATCATTGTTCTAGTGTTCTGAAAAAATCACTTTTGGCTAAATTTTCAGCCTTTAATGTTCTTTCAATTATTCCTTCTATTTTTAATTTGGCGCTAATAAGTGTTCTCTGTTCTCTTAAACTACCAACATAAGGATGCACTTTTGTTATTTCATTTAACGCAATACCTAAATGTTTATTGATTTTTATCAACGACTCTAAATCCCTATATTGTCTTGTTTTCATAGATTATTATAAATTTCTAACAGTAACTTAGGTTCATATGAATTGCTTTCTATGTTACTGATTTGATCAATTATTATCTTATCTACGCTTTCAAACTTCAACTCGCCTGGGGCAAGATCAATTGCGTGTAATTCAGATTTAATTGGCATTAATATCATTTCACGTAAATTATGTTTTGGAATTAGTTCTTCTCTTAAGAAATTGGCTTCTTCATAACTGATATCAATATCTAAATGTATTCTGACACTAGAATGGGGCAGTAGATAGCCCGATGGATTCTCTAATACTTCACTTAACTTGTAAACTCTAAACACTGGTTGATTAGGCCAGCTATGAAATATTGGTTCCTGTCCCCACGCTAGTATCATCATACCTCTTTGATCATCTCCAGCATCAGCATAGTTGTGTGGAAAACTATTGCCAATGTACCAAACATTGTTTTTATGTTGTCTTTTATGAAAGTGTCCTGAAAATACTTGTTCAAAATTTTTCATATGATCTACGTTGATTTCACCATGATCTGGCATTTCAACCATTGCGTTCATATAAAAGTATGGCAACTCAAAGTGACCAAACAAGTATTTTCCCTCAAGACGCTTTAATTTCTTATAATCTTCTCCAACTAACCAAGGAGCAATAACTACATCGCCCTCACTATGCCAATCATTTACAATTGTTACATTAGGTAAATGTTTAGCCCACTCAACGCTGTGAATGTCGCGTTTGTCTCTATAGTATAGATCATGATTGCCTGGAATGAAATAAACCTGGCTAAAATTTTCATTTAGTTTTTCCAGCGCACGTAAGCCATATTGCAATGTCGCAATGTTGATACTAGCACGATGATGGTTATAATCACCTAAAAAGAAACAGGTTTCACACCCTTCACTTTTAGCTTTTTCTATAAACCAGTCAACAAAGTTACTACAATCAACATTGTGTTGTATACTATTGCTTTTCAAACCAAAATGTATATCCGTAAATACGGCTGCTTTTTTAAATAAATTCATATTATTCTTCGCTATCGAACTTCATTCCCTGCATTTGTCGTGTAAAACTTGGTGTTAAATTATTCATTTCTAGAATATCGTCACGAATGTTTTGATTACGTTTTTCGGTATTCAATACTCTACAGAAACTATTTGTAATAGCTGCTGTGTAATATGCGAATGGGTTGGCACTTTTTGCCTCATTAAATCGTAACCCAACATATGTTAATTGTAATATTGCGCTACCACGCATTTCGTCATTATATGTGTAACCGCGCCAGTTAAACTTCATAGCATACTTTTCACATAGCATCATATACATTCTTGCTAGTTTGTCTGTAATCTGTCCATGAGTTTTACTAAATTCGCCAGTTTTGACCCCACCTTTCCAATGACTCTTGCCCACACAGTAGGGATCGCCATTTTCATCAATCTTAAAGTGTTGAAAGGGTGGAAAGTTTACTTTGACATGTACCATGTCATCTACTTCATCTTTAGTAGTGGTATCTTCTAAATCGTCAAATTCATTTTCTTCATCGTCAATAAATTCTAAAATATCTTTAGCAGTTTTCTTTTTAACAACTTTCTTTGGTTGTTTAGCACTAACTGGGATATGATCCCAAGTCATTACACGAAATACTAAATCAGTTGTGGGTATGTCTTTATGTGTTAATTTTTCTTCTAACCCAATTGATAATCTGGCAGCACGGTTTTCTTTGGCTTCTTTAATTTTACTAGGTTTTATTATATGTTTTACCGAATTTTCTAAACTACTGTCAGGTGTATCTATAATTAAGTCATATTGATGATATTCTTGTTTGGTATAACAGCAATAACTTGTTTTGCTTGCGTGAATTTCTTTCAAAATGTCTTTATTGTTTAAATAATTGACTGGTTTTTTTGCGACTGTCATAGCTTCCTTATATTATTGAACACATATTACACTATACATTAGATAATGTCAATAAGTTATTGAATAAATTGGTGATTTTTTCGGCGATAAATATTATAAGCAAACTATTTATGTTTAACGCTGGGAAATAAAATGGCAGATGACAATACAACAGTAGACCAAGGTCAGGATCCGGGAATAGAAGTACCTGATGTAGGTAATATAGTTATTCCTCCTGTGGACCAACAAGAGCCATATCCTGGCATTACCTTTGACCAAGCACAGCAACAATTTAATGATTTAGTAGCTACAGGTGCCCCAACTGGTCAACAAGCAGCATATTTGTCATTGGCTGTATCAAATGGTTCGTTATCGTATGCAGACGCACAAAAAATTATAGGAGATAATAATAACTTATCTGCTGAATTTAATGCTCAGTTAGACGATGAAGTTGGTCCGACAACTCAACCAGAGAACCCTGTCCCACAGCAATCATCAAATGTAGCTAACATAGCTAGCGGTGTTATTTCTGGTTTATTTGGTAATGTTAAATTAAACAATGGAAGCCAATTAAATATCGGCGGCTCAACCGCAGTTGGCCAAGCAGTGTCAACACCAATTACAATTGTAACTAGCCCCTCACCTGTTTCTGGGGTACAAACTACACTAACGGGTACCACAGTATCAACTGGTAATACTTCAGTCCCAATTAACACTGGGTCAGGTACAACTTCTAACCCTAGTAATTCTAATAGTGGTGTTCCTAGTAAAACTAATGCCGCAAAACAACAAGCGTCATTACAAAATAGCACAAACTATCAACAAGGAAATGACTGGCGAGTTAAATTAATGCTTGCTCCAAATACTCCTCCTATACTGTATAAAGCTAAAGTTCCAGGCATACTTGGGCCACTAGCACGTACTCAAGGGGTAATTTTCCCATATACCCCAGTAGTACAAGTAAGATATGGTGCTAATTATGAGTCATTAAGCCCAACACATAGTAATTATAAAATTTACAATTATCAAAGTAGCAGCGTAGATGAAATAACTATAGGCTGTGATTTTACAGCACAAGATAATGCTGAAGCAGAATATTTGTTAGCAGTTATACATTTTTTTAGAACTGTTACAAAAATGTTTTATGGACAAGATAGTAAGCCAGGAGTTCCACCCCCATTGTGCTATCTTTATGGATTGGGAGCTTTTCAATTTAATAATCATCCATTAGTAATAACAAATTTTAATTATAGTTTACCTAATGATGTAGATTATATTAGAGCAGGCACACAAACTGTAAATCCTGGTGTAAGCAGCAGTGCTTTAGCAAACGCTCCCGCTCTTTCTCAACAACGATTAGGTAATACTGTAACACAGGGAGGCAGTGTACCTCCACCTGATTTTGGAATTCCACCTATTGGAACTGTATCGCCTACGTATGTTCCTACAATGATGCAACTTCAAATATCAGCATACCCAATTGTCAGCAGAAACGATATCAGCAACAACTTTAGCGTAAAAGATTACGCTACAGGAAATCTGCTAAGTAAAGGATACTGGTAATGTCAAATCAAAATATATACCCAAAAATAAGCAACTACTATAACACAGACGTTTTTAACAATAAATTTTTAGATGTCATGGTATATCGTCCTATTCCCGCTTTAGTTAGCGATGTGTACTATCAAGTGCCAATTGTTTATCAATATAGACCTGATTTGTTAGCCTATGACTTATATGGTGATAGTAAACTATGGTGGGTATTTGCGTCACGAAATCCAAATGTATTAGGTCCTGACCCTGTGTTTAATTTAGTCGCAGGAATTTCTATCTACTTACCACAGCAAACAACAATTCAACAAGCATTGGGCATTTAATTTATGGCACCAAATGACGATCAATCAGCAAGTAACAATCCAAGTTCTAATCAACAACAAAATCCCAGTGTTTATGGACAGGGTAGCAGTGGCGCGGCAGGCAACCCAACATCAACAGCAGCACCAAGTACAACAGCTAATCCAAATCAAGTAAGTACTCCAGGCGTTAGACAACAAAATCCATTAGGATATTTGGCTGATTATACCTATCAATTAAGTTTGTATATGGTTACTAGCGCAGCGTATAATCTATGGGTTCAGTCTGGTAGAAATGATATTACTCAAGTTAAAAATCAACCAAACAGCAACAATGGTGTATATTTAATTGCTCAAAGTGGTGGCATAAATGATAAAACAACAAATAGAGCACCAGGGTTTCAATATGATTATTATATTGACAATTTAAGATTTCACACACTAATGACTGCTAAAGCAGCAGGCGGTGATAATTTTAATATTAATTTTGAATTTGATATTATAGAACCCTATGGTTTTAGTTTTATTAAAAATATAGCTTATGCTAGCGATCAGTTATATGGACAACCAGATAGTAGTGTTCAGGGAAGTAATAGCGATAAACCAAGTACCGCATTAAGAGGTATTTTTATTTTAGGTATAAAATTTTTAGGTTACAATAAAGATGGTAGCATAGCGAATGGCAGTGAAGTTTATAATGGTGTAACGTTAGATAATCAAGGCAACAACAATGGAATTTTCAATACTTACTATGATTTAAAAATTAATACACTTAAATTTAAATTATCTGGGAAACCCTCAGTTTATAATATAGTAGCAGTAAGTTTACCTCCAGGCGAGGCAATAAGCAGTAAAAGAGGCAGTTTAGATAGTACAATAACAGTAAATGGCGCTACAGTTGAAGATGCCTTAAATGATGTAGTCAATACTTTTAATAAAACTGAACAATCATATGTTAGCGCTGATGGTGTTGCTGAATTAGCAAATGAATATAGTATAATCTACAAAGGTCCAGATGCTGATAAAATACGAACTGCTAAATTAGTTACTCCTGCCGATGTTAACAAAGCAACATGGAGTGCTACTCCAAGTACTATAACAAATCCAAGTCAAGTAAATCCCGTAACATCAATTACCACACAGCCTGATCCAAATCAAAGAACATTATCTTTTGGCTCTGGTCAAAATTTAAGTTCAATAATTGGACAAATAATAGGGCAAAGCACATACATAACAGATGCTTTAGCAAACATACCTAAAAGTACAAGTGAGTCTGATCCTACTACAGGAGCCGAAAGTGATTTGCCCATAGCATCGCCAAGTACAATCAGTTGGTATAATTTAAGTTCGCATGTTGAGGTAAAAGGTTGGGACAAAAAAAGAGGAGACTGGGTTTACAAAATAATATTAATTATAACAACTTATGATACTCCAGCTATTCAGGCACCTTCTGTTGGTACCAACACTCCTCCTTATCCTGGAGCATATAAACTTTATAATTATATTTTTACAGGAAAAAATAGTGAAATATTAGATTTACATTTTGAGTTTGATAATCTTTACTATTATGGTTTTATAACAAATGACCCTAATAATCCATATAGCGCAAACAATGGCGGTAATGTTCCAATTGCTCCAGGCAAAAAGAATAATGTTAATCAACAAGGAAAAATTGGTCCAACAATGGAAGCAATTAACAGTTATAGAACATTTTTAGAAGATCCAGGAGCTTATGTAAATGTTAGAATGAAAATCATAGGAGATCCAGATTTTTTAATGAATCCAAATTTAAACGCATATGCCCCCTACAACAAATACTATAATTTTAATTCATTTACAGTAAATCCAAATAGTTCGCAAGTATTTGTAGAAGTTAATATTAGAGAATCAACAGATTATAATGATAGTACAGGATTATTAGACTTAAACAGCAATATAAGTTTTGGACCATTGCCAAATGGAATCAAATTCAATGGTATACCATTGTGGATTTTAGATGTAAACAATACTTTTAGACAAGGTGTATTTGAACAAGAGTTGACATTGAATGGTGCGCAATGGCAATTGGCTACGAAAGATAATACAAACTCATCGCAAAATAGAAACACTAACAATAATAATACTAATAGCCCAACAAAAACTCAACCAAGTCTTGTAGAAAGTTATTTTGGTATTAAATCAGGCGCATTGTCTACATCCAATTTAACACCAACTGTACCTAGTACCAACGATGATCAAAATCCAATATCTGTACAAAGTCAAAACAATACACAAAGCATATTATTTACAAATCAAGGAAGAGGTCCCTAATAAAGAGAATTTATGGCACAAGATAATATTAAACAAAAAGGCGTTAGTAAAGCAAATAAACCCGAGGCAGGCGGAGCAGCTAGTATAAGTTGGCCTGTATTAGGCGTTGTTAAAAGCAATATTGATGCTACACGTTCAGGCAAACTAATGGTTTATATAGCAGGTATTAACAATAAACCACCTGAAGATCCTACTAGCTGGATGCAAGTAAATTTTGCTAGTCCGTTTTATGGACAATTATCGGGTAATAGTAATAATACAGGCTATGGTGGATTCGGTAGCAATCCAATAAGTTATGGTATGTGGAATAGTCCACCTGACGTTGGCACAAATGTTATTTGTGTATTTGTTAATGGAGATCCTAGCTTAGGTTATTATATAGGCTGTGTGCCAGACGAAAGCGCACTGCAAATGGTACCTGCTATAGGTGCTGTTGATAGTGTTGTGCCTAACAATGATGGCGAAGCAAATAGTTTAGGCGGCGCACCAAGATTGCCAGTAACTAATATCAATGGTGATAATTCAGGAATAAGTGATGGAGCAACTTACTTAAGTGCTCCTAAACCTATTCATAGCTATCAAGCAGCAATAATGTTTCAACAGGGTACTATTAGAGATCCAATACGAGGCCCAATTAGCAGTAGCGCAAATCGTGAAACACCAAGTACTGTAGGCTGGGGTGTAAGCACTCCAGGTAGACCAATTTATCAAGGTGGATATGATGATGCCACAGCAATTCAAGACGCTAACACGGCACCAGCCAGTTCATTAGATGTAATTAGCCGCAAAGGCGGTCATAGTATAGTAATGGATGATGGCGATATCGCAGGACGTGATCAGTTAATAAGAATACGAACTGCCTTGGGTCATCAAATTACTATGAGTGACGATGGTCAAGTACTAACAATTTTACATAGTAATGGACAAAGTTATATTGAATTAGGCAAAGAAGGCACAGTAGACATTTATAGTACTAATAGTTTTAATGTTAGAACACAGGGTGATTTAAACCTACATGCAGATAATAATATTAACATACACGCTACTAAAACATTAAACATACATAGTAATGCTTTAAACATTAATACTGAAGCAGGCGCAAAACATAGAGTAGGCGCAGATTATAATATAAGTGCTGATAAAACATTTACAGTATTATCAGGAGGGTCATGTAGTTTAGGTTCTGGCGCAGAAATAGGTATTGCTGGAGCAGCAGCGGCTTATGTGACAGGAACAAAAGTTTTATTAAACACAGGGCAAATTGGCACTCAGCCACAAGGACAAAGTTCAATTCCATTTGCTGCCCAAACAGATACACTTTTTGACAACGATAAAGGCTTTTTGGCAGCACCAAATAGTTTATTGTCAATTACAAGCAGATGTCCAGCACATATGCCATGGCTAAATGCTAATCAGGGTGTAGCTGTAAAATCTGATCTTGATGCCTCAGCAAACTTCCCTAGCAACGCTAACCCAGCATTGTCTAACGTAAATAGTATAGCAGGAGGTGGCCCCTAAATGAGTTCTACGGTTCAGTTTGGCACAGGTATTATTAATAGTCAGCCTGAAGTTCAAGCTGTCAGTCAAAGCATTGACAAGTCTACAACAACAGCATTGTTGGGGACTATCGCAGCTTTTACAGCATACAATACAAATACTGTCGCCGCTAGCACAGTAGGGTATGCTATTAGCCCAAACGACCAAGGAATCAATCAACTTGTTGTAGGAGCATATGCTCTTACTCCTTACCAATTAGAAAGCGCGGGAATTCTCAAACCAGGTAGTAGTAATTTAGTTGCCTCACAAATAGCAGGCGGCGCCGATATACGCACAGCTATGCCAACACAGTTTTTCACAGGTAAGTTAGGAGTTACTGATGTTGACAGTCTAATATTAAATCAAAACGCACAAGCTAGTGTAGCTGTAACCAATTTACAACAATCACAAACACAATTAACAAACTCAGGATTAATTACAGGTAAAGAAGATAGTAGTCAAATAGCAGGTGCTGTATTAGCTGGGTCTTTAGTTGGTGTACCACAAACTATAACTTTAGTAAAAGGTTTAAACAGTATTCAGCCAGTAGCACAATCAACTGTCCCAACAGTTACAGGCATAGCAGCAGGCGGTTTTGGTCCATCAAGTCCAAGTTTCTATGCTAATGTTTATATAGGAGATCCATCAAGTCCTGCTAGTTTGGGAACATCGGTTAATAATGCCGTAGTAAACATTGGAACATCACTGAGCAAAGGTGTTGGAGGAATGTTAGTAGGTAGCGTCAGCGGCAGTATTAATAATGCATTTACCAGCGTATTAGGAAAAAACGTAGGTGGTGTCGTAGGTAAAGCAGTCACAGGCGCATTAACAAATGTTGTAAGTAGCGGTGTTAATAGTTTAGTTCAAAGTGGATTAAGCAGTTTAGGATTTAATGTGGCACAAAACGCAGCTGGCGCAGGAATATCAGGCGTCACTGGGGCAATAGGTGGCGGATTAGGAGGCATAGCTACGGCAGGTATTAATAATCTTACTGGTGGCGCATTAACTAGTTTAACTCAGAGTGTAAGTGGTAGTTTAACAAGTGCCTTTGGTAGTCAAGTAGGTGGCGCACTAGGTAATGCCTTTAGCGGTGCTGTCAGCAGTGTTGCTGGAGCAGCACTAGGAGCAGGATTACAAGCCTTAGGTGTTGGTAATATTATTGGCGGACTATTTGGCGGCGGTGGCCCCAACTTAAGTGGTTTAAAAACAGCATTGGGTGGATTAAGTACAGTTCCAAGTTACGCACAATTAAACAGTTCACAAAGAGGCACAGCAGCAACAGCCTTTACTGCTATAGCATCAAGTATGCCTAAATTACAAGTTGGTGTCCCAGTAAATTTAACAGCAGTACTAGTAAACGTAGCTAAAACAACTTTAGTAGCAAGTGTAGCAAAAAGCCCAAGTTCAGCTTCAAGTATAGCAAGTAGCATAGCAAGTAGTACACTAAGACAGGCAGGAAATGCAGTTGTGTCTGCCTTAGGACAATCAGCAGGTAAAGCAGTTGGTACTAGCATACAAGGCGCACTTAACTCTGTTACAACATCAATTACAAACGCATTAAAACCTGATTATAGTAATACAGCAAACGCAATACCAATACAACAAAGTACAGGTAATTTAACTGATGATTTGTGCCACAATACTTTTGCTGCTAGCAGTACAACCCTTTTAGTAGGAGAAGGCGAATTAACCCCTCTTGCTCAAAATATAGCTAGTGGACAAAACGCTGCCGAAATTGCCGCAGGAGCATTAATATTACCAGGTGGAATCGGTTCAACAGCAAGCACAGTAGATTTAAGTGATACTACAAATAGCAATTTACCAGGCTCAACATCTATTGCGGTACAAGCACAAAACGCATCTTCAGGCAACAATGGATTACAAGAAATAGAATTAAGTCCAAACGCTCAATATCAAGTAGACACAACGCCGAGTGGTGCTGACGCATTTAATCCTGATGCTTGGAATGATAACACACAGGCAACAGACGAGGAGATAGCGCAATCACAGCTTAACAGTGAAATAGCAAGTGTGGCGGTTGCTCCAGATCAAATTACTAGCAGCCCATTACAATCGCTAGTTAATAGTTTAACAAATTCGGGTGCTGCTCAAATGTTTGCAGGTAGCAGTTCAGTAAGTGGAGGAAACGGCGGTAGCACAGCAACTGGTGGTATAATTACTCCAACAGTAGCAACTAATACCATTGTTAGAACAGCAGTCAATGCTGCTGTATTAAGAATTTTAAACGGTGTTGCCACACCTCCTACTTTATTGGGAGGAACTTTCACAACACCAAACTTAAAGACAGCGGCTTCTATAGCTACAGCACAAACGGCCGCACAAACATCAAGCAACAACTTAATTGCGTTAAACAGTCAAGTTACAAATGCTTATAATAATTTACAATATGCTCAAAATAATTATCCACAGGGCGATCCAAGAATTATTCAAGCACAACAAACGTACACAGCTTTGAAACAAACAACTGCTGGATAAATATTAAAAGAGTAATGATATGCCAAACTATATAGGTTTTTCAACAATACAAGCAAACGATCCTAGAACTACTACTTTAAATAGTGGCACAGGTGTAGCGCCTGGCAGCGTATTAAAACCTGTTAGTTATGGTAACAAATTCATGTTAGTAGATGAACAATTAATTATAAGAGACTTTTTAAATAGTTTAAACATACCACAGGGACAAAAAGTAGGGCAACCGCAATATGGAACCACACTGTGGTCATTTATTTTTGAACCAAATAGTTCTGATACTCAATATCAAATAGAAGCAGAAATCAAAAGACTTATAGATTTAGACCCTAGAATACAGTTAGGATACGTTCAAGCGTTCCCTCAAGAAAATGGAATATTACTTCAGGTTCAAATTTCAATAAATCCATTCAATAATCCAGGGGTGTTAAACATTTATTTTAACCCTAACACCAATAGCGCAGTCTTACAATAAAACATAAAAAACTGCGTTTTTAGGTACGATAAATAATTAAAATGGATTAAATTATGGCATTATCAAGTAATAGACAAAGCAATCTTTTTGGTATAAATTACTGGACACAAGTCTACCAAACTTATGCCGGCGCTGATTTTACAAGTTATAACTATGAAACTTTACGTCAAAGTTTTATCAATTATATCAAAATTACATATCCAGAAACATTTAATGATTATATTGAAAGCAGCGAGTTTATTGCTTTACTTGATGTTATAGCGTTCATGGGGCAAGGTCTAGCGTTTCGCAACGACTTAAATGCCCGTGAAAACTTTATTGATACAGCAGAACGTAGAGATAGTGTAGTTAAATTAGCAAATCTTGTAAGCTATACTCCAAAACGAAACTTAGCTGGACAGGGTTATTTAAAAGTAGTTAGCATACAAACTACACAGAACATCACAGATTTAAATGG